AAATGTAGCCATTATCTATTTAGTAAACCTCCAGCCCTTTGTTCTCTTACAAGTGTTTGTTGAACTATACCACCAATTAGCTGTCCTAGTTGGTCAGCCCCAGAACCACTACCAGCAACAGATGAGCCACTTGCATCTACGTTCACAGTAACTACATTAGTAGTTCCACCGCCACCACCTAATTGACTATTTGGAATAATGTTGCCACCTTTTGAACCCATCTGTAATATTTCTGGTCCACGTTCACCGACAAGATATGCACCACCAGCAGAGACTTTGCCACCCCTTTCTTTACCAAACAAACCACCTAAGAAACCCCCAAAACCCTTACCACCACTCAATGCACTACCTATGCCACTGATCGCTTTATTTAGGGCAATGTCAAGAAGTTTGTTTTTAAGATTATTTAAAACACCACCTATCGCCTGACCAAAAGTTTTACTGCCATTGATAGCATCCCTTAAATTACCAACAAGATCATTTCTTACAGATTCACCTATTTTAAAAAAGGTTTCTTCTAATTTTTTTGCCTCTTCTTGTGCTTTTTTTTCTGCCTCAGTAAGTTGTTCAACTCCTGTTTTTATCTTTCCATTAGTTGTAACTATATTATTTTTTGCATCTAATTGTTTATTATTTTCGTCAGTGATTATTTTTTCTACCCCGCTAAACTCAATCACACCCTCTGTTAATTCATCTAATTTTTCTTTAAAACCTTTGAATGGATTTGGTAGTTTAGGTATTTTTATATCTAAATCTAATGATGGCAATTCAAGACCACCTAATAATTTCTTTATAGGCTCTGGAATTAAATTTATGAGATTTTGAATTGCTTGTTGGATCGTAGTTACAACAGTTTGCACAACACCGCCAACTGTATCTTTAATTCCGCTTGCAGTTCTAGCTACTGCTACAACTACCTTTCCAATAACACCACCAACAACTCTTGCGAAAAATATAGCTTGTTCTGTACCATCAGAAACTGCCTCTTTTATACCTATCCAACCCTGTTCAAGATTAAACAAAGTTGCTGTTGCATCAACTCCTATTGCATCCGCAATAGCTTTACCGATCTCACCAATAACAGCAAATAGTTGTCTAAAAGGTGTAAAAACAGCTTTTACTGCAAGCCCCAAAGCTTCAACAGTAACAGCAGTTACTTTCAAAACTTCTCTAATTATTATTCCAAACTCTGAACCTTCTGTAGTTAAATTTGTAAATGCACTTCCAAGTCTTGTTAATTGTCCTTGTATTGTATTAGTTGCTGTAAAAGCGTCTTGTGCAGCCCTTCCTTGTGCGTTTGCTTGGTTTTCTAAGGCTTGATTAAACTTAACTAATTCATCATTCAATAAAGGTTGTATTGCTGTAAGAGCTTCTACGCTTCCAAATAATTTAGATAAATTATCTGCACTTGCTCCACCATTTGCAACAATATCCTCTAAAACTGCGCTTAATCCTTTTGATTTTAAAGCTGAAGCACTGAAGTCAATACCTAATTTTTCTGCGACTTTTGAAGCTTCACTTGTAGGCTTTTGTATTGAAGCAATAACCTGTCGTAGTCCAGCAAAGGTTGATTCAACAGGAACACCAGTTGCAGTGACAGCAGAAATCGCAGCATTTAATTCATCAATACTTACACCAGCACCAGCCGCTATTGGTGCAATACGACCTATCTGCTGTGCGTATTGGTCAACAACAATCTTACCATCAGCCTGTGTTTGTGCGAATCCATCAACTATTTTGCCAGCTTTATCGGCTTCTAATCCATAAGCATTTAAAACAGATGTTGTTGCATCAGTAACAGTTTGTAAATCAGAAAAACCACCAGTAGCACCTAACTGGGCTGCTTTTAAAATATTTGTTATTTCAGCAGTTTCAGCAAAACCAGCAGAAGCTAAATCATAAGATGCCTCTAATAATGAAAGCTGTGATACTTGACCACTTAGCTCATTTGATAAGCTTGCAAGCTGTGGTCTTAAAGCTTCGACATTTACTCCAAGAGTCCTAACTCTTGCAATAGCAAAGTCTTGTGCAGCTAAATTTTGAAATGTTTTTGTAATAGCAGCAACTAAAGTAATGCCAGCAGTAAGTGGCCCTAAAGCTGTTGCCAACGCAGCCCCAGCAGTCCTAAAACCTACAGCCGCCCCTTTAGCACCAGCACCAGCACCAAAGAATGATTTGCCAAGTATAGGTAAAGCTCTATTTGCGTCTTTTAATTTGCTATTTGTTCCGTTTACAGTGTTATTAAATTTTTGTGCCTGAGTATTTACATTCTTTAATGCTGTTATGGCTTGCGTAGCTCCAACTCTTAGTTCTACGTTTGAAACTGCCACGACTTAACAATAACTTCCTTAACTATATCTTGATTTGCGTTTCATTGCATCTATCTCTTTCTTTTCTCTTTCTGATTTTAATTCATAATATCCAGCAAAAAATATCAACTCTTCTTCTGTGAGTTGTGTTCTAAGTTCACTTACTGTCTTACCTAATTCTGTTGCTAGGAAAAACTCAAAATTTAACCAGTTGTCCCCCCTTAGGATTCCTTTACGTTATCAATAGTTGCGTTTTGATTTACACCAAATAAAAATAATTCGATTTCATTTAATACATTTTCTGGTATTTCATTTTGTAAATTACCAAACTCTGCTGGATTAAATGCTTTAGATCCATCTTCATTCTCTGCCAACTGACAAAGCATATGTGTAGAAACAACTAAAGGATCGTCACTGCCAGCCCTTTGCGTTGCTCTGGCTCTGTCTGCCCTTGTAATGGCCTTAAAATATAAACTGCATACTGTTTTGCCGTTATTATCTTTAACGTCAAATTTTCGCCTTTTAGAAAGGTCAAAAGCTGCCTTTAAAAGGTCAAGGGTTCTTTTTTCTGCCATAAATTAAATGCGAAGTATTTTTAATTTACTATATGTCAGAGGTTATTGCACCTGTTGTCTGAAATGAAATGTTTATTAACTGTGTTTCTCCAAGTGTTGCACCATACTCAGCACTTGTAATGATTCCAGAAAAAGCTAATTTTTTTGAACTAGCTGAACTATCAGGGAAAAGTTCAAACAATGCGTCACCAGCATCACCTGTTGTTAATATGTCCTCAACAAATGCTAAATAATCAGAGTTACCAGCATTGTCATAAATTAATTCTGCTGTGCCTTCACCAGAAATAAGACCACCAACAAATGTTTTTGATGTATTTCCTTGAACTGTGGTTTCTAAAGTATCTTTTGAAATAGATAATGACCAAGACCTAGTTCCAGAAATATCGGCTTCAGTTCCAGCCGCATTGTGGAACATGACCTTGCCTACATCACCTCTAATAGCTGCCATGACAAAAAAAAAGAAAGATTTATAAATATATTAACTCTTTTCCGAAGTTTTTACATCTTTTTTAGATTTTTGTTGACTCTCCATATATCGTTTACAATTAGGATCCCACATTTGCGGATCTCTTACACCTTTGACAGCTTCGATAGCGTCAAGCATTTCTTCTGTGATAACAAGCTTTGGCATGATTAGAGATCCTCATAGATTGTGAATGTTACTCTGATTTGAGTTTGAAACTTACCTTCTGGACTTGAGGTAAGAATCTCAGGCCCGATAGGTGCATCAAAAATAACACTTGATACTGTAATTCTATTGTATAAGTCCCTAAGTCTTTTGCAAATTGTAAAGTTTGACCCTGCCCCTAAACCTTCCTCTGTAAAAACATTCAATAAAACAAGACCATCAATCTGATTGTCAGAATCTGTTGTTCCTCCCTGAGTTAGATATGAGTTATTTCCAAAGCTTGTGACGCATTGAACAAAAGTATCTTCTGCTGTGGAGTCAAAAGTCATATTGTTAAATACAACAGGTATAGCTGGACTTGAAGCAAGTTCTGTGGCTAACCTAGCCTCTATTGTGGATCTAACTGTGTTTAAATCTGTAGCAGCCACTATAACCTCCGTTTGATTTTTTCATATTCATCATTAGCCCACTTTTGTAATTCTTTTCCAATTAATTCTGGAAATCCAGCAACAGTACCTTGTCTTGTCCTATATTGTTTACCCCAAGATTTTGGTAAGTTTGTTCCAAAACAAACAGGCTCTGCATAAGGTAAATTATTGGTAACAGTTCCTGTCGTTGGTTTAATATCTGTCTGCCATGCGTTCCTTAATTGTCCTCCTCCTCTTGGCTCACCTTCATAGACGACTCTAACTGGTGTAGCCTTTTTCACTCTTCTAGTCCACTCCAAAGTTGTAGCAGCAACAAGAAATACTATTGCATCTTCCATTACATCTGGAATCTCAGTTATAGATATTTTCCTTGTCATGTTTACCTCAAGATAAGATCAAAACTTACAGGTGTATTATTTTGCTCATTTATTACAACTTGAACAATTTTAAATTCAACACTACTTATAACAACTCTATCTTTTGTTGTGGGGACAAATGTAAGATCACCAGCAGATATAGTAAGCAACTTATCTTGTGATTCAATCAAATCATTGACCTGATTTCTTGAAACATTACTTAATGCACCTTTGATGGTTGTATCAGATGTAGATTCTGTAATTGCTCCAGTAGTGGTGTTATATGCCCCTGCTGTAACTTGTCTGATAGTCACATCACCACCAAGCTTCTTCAATGAAGCACTAGCAGCTTTTTTTAGTGCATTAGCAAGACTCATAATGAATAAGCTATGACCTGTCCACTGGCAAGAGTGATGCTTGTGATAACACCTTCAACTTCTGTTGATGCCTTCATTGTGATGCCGTTAATAGTTGATGAACCATTTTCTGTTAAGTTCTCAGCCACAAAAGTTGCTTCAGCATCTGCCAAACAATGAACCTTTCCAAATCTGCCTGTATGTGTTGCAGTATTTGTAATAATTAACCCTGCTGGGTATTGGTAGCCGTAGTTCACTTTAAGACCTCTTGATTGATAAGTTTGCTCTTCCACCTATTCTAATACCCATTAGATAGTGGTCAACGATTGGCGGTATTCGATCAATACCAGTTGCCCCATAGAATCTAGGGGTTACATTTATATTTCCAATACTTACAGCAGCAAAGTCCTCTAAGCCGCTAAGTTCTAACCCGTTCCTGTTGTTGTTTAGATATACAGCCAAAATGACCTGTGCGTGTTTTACCCTGTCTGGGATTTCAGTATCAAGGTAATAATCAGCAACTAATCTATTTGGAAAGCTCAAACCATACAGGTTGGTGTATGTGTCAGGCTTCCTTACTCCTGATCTTGGCCACTCTAAAGCTTGAGTATCATCTACCCTAGCCCCCAAAAACTTTTCACGATCAATTCTTTGCGCACTTGTAAAAAGCGCACGATTTTTGTTATCTGTTGATGAATTATCCCAAGCTGCGGTGTCATCACTTAGAACTAGCCCCTCAATAAAAGAGTTTGCATCAGCAAGAGTTATATAAGTGTTTGCGTTAGCACCGCCAACAGTAGCATCAAGAGTTATCGCCATTGAGTTTTACCTTTTTGGGCTTAGATTTTGGTTTTGGCTTTTCGAGAGTTTGAACAAGTGAAGCTGCTTTTTGGGCAGCCTCATTTTGTTCTCTCATTCGCCTAAAAGCGAACATTGCCATTAGCTTGATGCACCTTTTAGAGCAACAAAGTTAATAACAATAGCTTCACTAAGGTTTCCAGCAGATACGTTTGAAACTGTCACTGCAAAAGATCCAGCAGCAATCGCATTTGCATTTACCAAATATGAACCAGCAGTTCCAGCAGAACCATGACAAGCCACAACAACGTCTGTTGCTGCAATCTTGCTGTTAGTTACTGTGAAAGTCACTTCTGTGCCAGCGTCA